GAAGGCGAAACACTTCCACCAATGGCACTTTCAGTGAATAGTGTTTTAGAAGATGGTGAATAAAATGGGTGATATGAAAATAAAAGAAACAATAAAAACAAGTAATGGAAAATTGAAGTATTGTTTGCAAGTAGAACAAGGTGATGCAAAAATGCAAATATATATCCATCAAGGGGAAATATATTTTGAAAGTTGCGGTTATGGTTTCAATACTTATCCAGTATTTGATTTGAGCAATGAATCACATGTGTTAGCAAAAGAAGTTTTTATTAATTCTTTAAAAGCAGATGTAAGAAATAAATGTATAGAATTAAAACAACTTGAAACCATCTTGAATGAATTAGGATTAAAAGACATCATATCGGATGAAATTCAAAAAGGAAGTTTTTTATTAAGTCTAAAACAAAAACTTTTAGGTAAACCAAATGAGTGAAGCAGATAAAATTTTTGAAGAAATAGGATATAAAAAACACGAACATAACATTTTCAAAGAACCACCAAAAGAACATGAATGGATTACACAAGATGAACCATATATTGAATATTCAGATGAAAAAATAATTAATGGAACATATTATTCAATGTTTATTATGTTTATGATGAATGCTAAATTGGTTCAAATTGGTGGGTATGAAAAAGGAACAACACCTTATGGTAAAAAATACGAAAGAATGCGAAATCCAATTTTAAATATGCAAGAAATAAAAGCAATTAATTTGAAAGTAGGTGAATTAGGTTGGAAATAAAATCAAATGTTTTAGAAGAATATAAAATTAGAATTGAAGAATCAAATGGGATTCAAATGATATTTGTATATAACAAAGATGATAAATATATTGGAACACTTGAAGATTTTAAAATGTATATAGAAAAATATGGTTTATCAGAAATACAAACATATAACAATCAAAAAGTATGTTCAATAGGATTCAGTAAGAAAGAACAAAAATGGTACGGATGGTCACACAGGGCAATATTCGGTTTTGGCATTGGTGATGTAGTAAAAGAAGGTTCATGTTGTGCATCAAGTGGTTGGACAGATGAATATTTACAAGAACATCCTGATGAAAATTTATCACTTCCAGTTGGTTTCAAAGCAGAAACATTGGAAGATGCAAAAAGAATGGCAATAGCATTTGCAGATTCAGTTGCATAGAAAGGACACATATGAAACGATTAAAATACTATATTTTTTGTATAAAGTGGTTATATAAAAATAGAAATTGGGATAATACAAGACAAAAATTCAAGAGAATGGAAAAAGATTTTAAAAATAGCAGATGGAATAAATAGAAAGGGATGATGAAAATGGAAAGAATAATAAGAAATTGTGATATATGTGGGAAAAATATATCAGATACAACAAATGAAAACTATGCTGAAACTATGATTGGAAATATTATATATCAGCATTGTTGTGAAAATTGCCAAGAAGCAACAAATGAATTTATCAATGAAAGAAAAGATTATTTTTCTGATAAAAATAATTTTAATATAAAGGAAGGATAATATTATGAAAAATTTTCTAATAAAAATATTATTCAAATTATTAGGTTTCAAAGCAAGTCCACCCCATTTAGTGGATGGAAATGATTTCATAATAAAATTCAATAATAAATTTTATTTAATGACCGCTTATACATTGGAACAAAACATTAATGGTGTTGAAAATTTAGATGTAAAATTTACGGACATATTATCCGTAGTAAATAAAAATGAAAAAAGGTGGGATTTCTAATGATTAAATACGAAGAAGAATTGACAACCAATAGAAGAATTGAATTATTTTATAGCTTAATGCATAGTTTTATACCTAAAAATTTTTATGAATGGTTAACCAAAAATGGTTTTTTCACCCAACCAGCAAGTACAAAATATCATGGTGCATATGAAGGTGGATTGTTTGACCATTGTTATGAAGTAACACAAGTGCTTTTGGATATGACTGAAAGATTAGATTTGAAATGGCAAAGACCTGAAAGTCCATATATAATTGGAATGTTTCATGATTTGTGCAAAATTGATAATTATGTAACAGTTACAGATGAAGAAGGAAAAGAAATGATGGGAACTGGTGAAGTAAAAGGAAGGGAAATTCATTTTGAATATAATTCTGATTGTATATTACAAGGACATGCTGAAAAATCAATAATGTTATTATCACAACATATGACCTTGACAGAAGAAGAATTGCTTTGTATCAGATTCCACATGGGGGCTTATGAAGGAAAAGAACAATGGGATGCTTATGATAAAGCTATCAAAAAATATGAAACAGTTCTTTGGACACATACAGCAGATATGTATGCAAGTAAAGTGAAAGGGGTATAAACATATGAAAAAAGGTGATTTAGTTGCTTACATTCCAAAAGATATTGATGGGAATGTATATAAATGTGAAATTGGAAAAGTGAAAAAAGTCGAAGATGACAGTGTTTTCGTACAGTTTCATTCAGGTGATACAGCAAGTAAAACAGACATAAAAGATTTAATAAAAATTGAAAATTCAGTATACATCCAACCAACAATGCTTGGTACAGGAAACATTGGTGAAATAATGTATGCAGGTTATCATGAAGATAATGGTGATTATACAGTTGAAGTAAAGAAACAATATGTTGATAAATTATTGAAGCAAATGTTCAATGCTGATGATATTAAAATTATATAAGGTGGTGAATGTTATGGGTGAAGAACAAGCAATTGAAATATTAGAAAGAATGGTGTATGACAATTGTCATATAGCAGTTGATAAATTTTCAGAAGTAGGAAAAACAATATTGGATTGTAGAAAAGCAGATAAAGAAAAAATCAATGAATTACAAGAAAAAATGAATTACATGATGGAAGTTCACAGAAAAGAATGTGATGAAATGAAACATTATGTGGATAAAACTGCAAGGGAAGCAGAAATTCAATCAGATAAAAAAATGTATAAAATCATGGAAGAACAAGAAAGAAGATATAATGAACTAAAACAACATGGTAGGGAAATGATAAAAGCATTTGCAAAATACATATGAAAAAGGTTGGTGATTAGAAATGTATATAATAAGTTTAATAATTGTATTTATATTAGGTGGAATAATAGGATTCACATGTGCTGCACTTTGTAATGCAGCAAAAGAAGCGGATGAAAGAATGTGTGCATCCATATCCAATGATTTAGAAAATTGTTATACCAAACCATTGGCAGCAATCGAATTATATAATTTCAAAGAAACACTAAAAACCATCATGAAGGCAGACATATCACTATATCAAAGACTATACCAAAAGTCGAATAACATATATTATCTAGGAAGAATCAAGCAATGTGAATTTCTTTTGGGATTGGTAGAAGGGAAGAAGAAAAATGAAAAATGCTAGTACAGATAAAACATATTGTGTGAATATGAATTGCAGCAAAAAATCATTATGTGATAGACACAAAAGTAATGTTGTTTTTAAAGATAATGAATTATATTCATTTGCTGAATTCAAAGAAAAAGATTGTGTATGGAAGAAGGTTGATAGTGATGGAATCAAAATATAAACATGCAGAAGCATATTGTTTGATGAAATATAGATGTGAAAAATGTGGATTCACAGAAAAGGTTTGGAATAGTAGGGATGGTGTAACACCTTTTATAATAAATTGCCCTAAATGTAATGGACACATGCAACACACAGATTGGAATGAAGACAAAAGGGTTGAGAATTACATACCTGCAATTGGTCAAAGGGTATTCATAGATATGCCTTATGATTATTATAAGATATTTTGTAGAACACATGCAAAGATAATCAAAGAGAAAGTGGAAGGAAACACAGACCCTTTACAAAAAATATACAAAGATTTGTTAAAGGAATATGATGCAAAACAACCTTACATTATAAAAATATGAACAGCTTGAACAGTTACTGAACAGTAATTGAACAGTTACTGAACAGTAATTGAACAGTTCGTGGTGATAGGTGGTTCAAGGTAAAGTTCAAGGTGAAAAGTGTCAACCTTGAACCCCTTGAAACACTAAATAAATCAATAGTTGTGGGGAATTGGTTCAAGGTGGTTCAATGTAAGTATAACTTAATAACTATAATAGTAATAAATAAAATCATTAAATTTTAATGTTTTTCTAAAAAATAAAATAATATATAAATACCTTGAACCCTTGAACCCAAAAATTAAAAAATAAAGTTCAAAGTATTGAAAAATAAATAAAAAGAGAAAGGTTCAAGGTGAAATGAAAAGTTCAAGGTGAATTTTTAGAAAAAGGAAGGTGATATTTCTTGAATGCTGAAAAATTTTTAAATCAATTGTATAAATTGAACAATTTAATTAAAAGTGATGAAGAAGAAATTGAACAATTAAGAAGTCTTGCAACATCCATATCAGGAAATATGACACAGGAAAGAGTGCAAAGCAGCACATCAAATGATAAAATAACAGATATAGTGTCAAAAATAATAGATTTAGAAAAGGAAATTCAAGATGAAATAAAAAGACTTATTGATTTAAGGAAAGAAGTTCGTGATGTTATAAATCAAGTCGAAGATGTCAATGAACGATTATTTTTAAGATATAGATACATATTGTTTTACCAATGGAAGGAAATATCTGATAAATTAGATTGTTCACAAACACAAGTACAAAGAATCAAGGAAAAAGCAATTGAAAGTGTTGAACAAATATTGAAGAATGTTAATAAATGTTAGTGAATGTTAATATAAAGTTGCAAATTGTTAAAAATAGAAATTGATGTAATTATACTTATATGATATAAGTATAATCAGAAGAAATGTATCAAGAACATCTTGATACATTTTTATTTTTTATAGGAAAGAAGGTGTTGTGTTAAATGTCAGAAGAAAACAAACAAAATGAACAAGTTGTTAACCAAAATGAACAAGAAAATAACAAAAATGATACAAAATGTACCAAAAAATCAAAAAAGTTAACAGATAAACAGCGAAAGTTTATTGATGAATATTTAATTGACCTTAATGCAACACGAGCATATAAAACCGTATATATCAACTGTAAGAGTGATGAAGCAGCGAATGCTGCAAGTAGTAGATTGTTAAGAAATGTTAAGGTTCAGGAAGAAATTGAAAAGCAACAACAGAAAATACAAGAACGAACACAGGTTACACAAGATAAGGTTATAAACGAATTAGCAAAGATTGCTTTCAGTAATGCAACAGACTATGTTGAAATAAAAACAAGACCCATAAAACACAGGGTATATGATGAAAAATTAAAAGAATTTGTTTATGTTGAAGGTGATGTTTATGAACAAGACATTGTGTTGAAAGATACAAAAGACTTAAATCAAGACCAAAAAGCAGCAATTGCATCCATAAAAAACACAAAACATGGAATTGCAATTGAACAATGTAACAAGGTTGAAGCATTAAGGTTACTTGGTCAACATTTAGGATTGTTCAAAGATAATCCACACATCAACATTCAAAACAATATTCCTGAAAATCCTTATAATGGATTAACAGTTGAAGAATTGAAAGCATTAGCAAAAACAAAGAAGTGTGATGCAAATGTCAAATCTTAATTGTGTTGATTATGTTGAAATACAAAAAGCATTAGCACGAAAAGAATTCTTTTCATATTGTAATTTAAAAGCACCTACTTTTTACAAAGAAGATAGGGGCTTTTTAGTTAGTGTTTGTAACGATTTCCAAAGTTTCTATGAATCTGATGAAGATGTTCTTGTTTTAAACATGCCACCTAGACATGGTAAATCAAGAACAGTAGGATGCTTTGTTGAATGGGCATTGGGTAACAACCAAAATGAAAAAATAATGATGGGTTCTTATAATGAATCATTATCAACAGTGTTTTCAAAAGGTGTTAGAGATACAATCCTTGAAGCAAAGGCAGATGAAGACAAAATTGTATATGGTGAAATATTTCCAGGTGTAACAATCAAATATGGTGATTCTGCAATGAATAAATGGTCATTAGAAAATGGTTATAATAACTATTTAGCAACATCACCAAAAGGAACTGCAACAGGTTTTGGTGCTACACTTATGATAATAGATGACTTGATTAAATCTTCACTTGAAGCAAACAATGCTGATATTCTTGAACAACAGTGGACATGGTTCACAGATACAATGTTGTCAAGACTTGAAGAAGGTGGAAAGATAATCATTGTTATGACAAGGTGGCACAATGATGATTTGGCAGGTAGAGCATTAAGACATTTTACAAAGTTAGGTATGAAAGTAAGACATATTTCATATAAGGCATTACAAGATGATGGAACAATGCTTTGTGATGAAATACTTTCAAAAAGGTCATACGAAGTAAAAACAAAATCAATGTCAAAAGAAATAGCTGCTGCAAACTATCAACAAGAACCAATGGATTTAAAAGGTAGATTATACACTAAATTTAAAACATATACAAAATTGCCAGTTGATGAAAATGGTAATCCTTTATATACAAAAGTTAAGAATTACACAGATACTGCTGATACTGGTGATGACTTTCTATGTAGTATTGATTATGTTGAATTTAACAATGAAGCATATGTTATTAATGTTATTTACACAAAAGATGGAATGGAAGTGACTGAAAAAGAAGTTGCAAAAATGTTATATGATGATGGTGTAAATGAAGCGGACATTGAATCAAACAATGGTGGTCGTGGATTTGCAAGAAGTGTTGAAAGAATATTGCTGGAAGAAATGAATTCAAATAGATGTATTATAAATCCATTCTTCCAAAGTAAAAACAAAATTGCAAGAATAATATCAAATTCAACATGGGTTATGAATCATATTTATTTTCCAGTGAATTGGGCTGACAAATATCCTGATTATTATGATGCTATGAACAGATACCAAAAAGAAGGTAAGAATGCACATGATGATGCACCTGATGCAACAACTGGAATTGCAGAAAAGGTTGGTCAAGGTGATACATTTAGCTTTGATTAGAAAGGGTGTAAATGATGGATGTTATGAAAGGTATAAACAGAATAACAAATATAGTCAATCAGATAGAATATGAATATTTGCATATAGAAATAAGAACAAAGAATGATACTTTTATATTAGATAAAACAAAACCAAAAAATCAAATAGGTTTTAACACAGTGAAAGGGGGTGAATGATACATGTTTGAATTCGGAAATGATACAGTAATAAGAAGAATAAGTAATTTAATAAAAGAAGGTGGCAAAGTCACTGATGAAGAATATGTAATAAAAGAAATCAACAGATTCAGAGTTTCTAAAAGAAGAAAAGACATGGTTGATGGTGAAAAGTATTATGAAGGTAAACATGATATTTTACACAGAAAAAGAACCATAATAGGAAAAGATGGTAAACTTGAAGAAGTTGAAAACTTACCAAACAACAGAATAGTAGATAATCAATATCAAAAGATGGTTGACCAAAAGAACAATTACTTATTGGGGCAACCTTTTTCAATACAAAGTGATAATGATGTATATGCTAAATTGTTAAAACAAGTATTTAATAAAAAGTTCCATAGATTATTGAAAAATATAGGTGAAGATTCTTTGAATGAAGGCATTGCTTGGATGTTCGTTTATTATGATGAACATGGGGAATTCACCTTCAAGAGATTAAAACCATATGAAATAATACCAGGATGGAATGATTCAGAACATACAAAATTGGATTATGTTATAAGAATATATGAAACAATTATTGTAAAGAAAGCAACTGAATCTATTATACAACATGTTGAAGTATATGATGAAAATGGTATTTATTATTTTACATTAGAAGGTGGCAAGTTAGTTCCTGACCCTGTAAAACCATTTGAGAATTATTTCACAATAACAGATTCAAAAGGTAAAAAACAAGGTTATAATTGGACTAAACTTCCAATAATTCCTTTTAAATATAACAATAAAGAAATACCACTAATCAAAAAAGTGAAATCATTACAAGATGGTTTAAATTTAATTGAATCTAACTTCTTGAATCAAATGGAAGAAGATGTTAGGAACACAATTTTAGTATTAGTCAACTATGATGGTCAAGACCTGGGGCAATTTAGAAAGAATTTAGCACAATATGGTGCTGTTAAAGTTAAAACAATAGATGGCACAGGTGGTGATGTTAAAACATTACAAATTGAAGTAAACAGTGAAAACTACAAAGTAATTATTGAATTATTTAAGAAAGCAATAATTGAAAATGCTAGGGGTTATGATGCAAAAGATGACAGACTTGGTAATAATCCAAACCAAATGAATATTCAATCTATATTTTCAGATATAGACCTTGATGCAAATGGTATGGAAACAGAATATCAAGCAGCATTTGAAGAATTATTGTGGTTTATAAACTGTCATTTTGCTAATCAAGGATTGGGTGATTTTGAAAATGAAGAAGTTGATGTAATATTCAATCGTGACATGTTAATTTCAGAATCAGAAATTATTGATAATGTTAATAAGTCACAAGATTTATCACTTGAATCAAGACTTGCACAACATCCTTGGGTTGATGATGTTCAAGCTGAAATTGAAAGAATTGAAGAAGAAAAACAAAAAGAAATGGCATTATACCCATTTCCTTCAAATAATCCAGCTGACCCATCAAAAACAAAACCAAATGATGAAGGCGGTGATGTAGAAGATGGCGAAGAAGAATAGTGATTATTGGAAAGGTAGATTTGAACAACTAGAAGAAGCATCACATAAAAAAGCAGAAGCGGTGTATGCATCAATAGAAAATTCATATATTCAAGCACAAAGAGAAATCGAAAGTAAAATCAATAATTGGTATGTAAGATTTGCGAATAATAACCAAATTACTATTAATGAAGCTAAAAAATTATTAAATAGTCAAGAATTAAAAGAATTGAAATGGGATATTCAAGAATATATCAAATATGGAAAAGAAAATCGATTGAATGATATATGGATGAAAGAACTTGAAAATGCATCAGCTAAATTTCATATTTCAAGGTTGGAATCATTAAAGATACAAACACAACAATCAATGGAAGTTCTTTTTGGTAATCAACTTGATGAAATAGATAAAATGGCATCAAATATTTATAGTGATGAATATTATCATAGTTGTTATGAATTACAAAAAGGTTTCAACATTGGTTGGAAAATAGCATCTATTGATGAAAATAAACTTCAAAAAATAGCATCTAAACCATGGGCAATTGATGGTAAGAATTTCAGTGAAAGAATTTGGGGTAATAAAACAAAAATGGTGAATGAATTACACAATCAATTAACAATTATGTGTGTTCAAGGAAAATCACCTGACAATGCTATAAAGTATATGTCTAAAAAGTTTAATACTTCAAAATCACAAGCTGGTAATCTAGTAATGACAGAATCAGCATATTTTTCAAGTCTAGCACAAAAGGATTGTTTCAATGATTTGGATGTTGAAAAATATGAAAATGTTGCAACATTAGATTCACATACATCTGCAATATGTCAAGATATGGATGGAACAGTGTTTGATATGAATAATTTTGAACCTGGTGTTACAGCACCACCTTTTCATAATTATTGTAGAACAACAACAGTTCCACATTTTGATGATGACTATGATGTAATTGGTGAAAGAGCAGCAAGGGATGAAAAAGGTAATACATATTATGTGCCTGATAATCTAAAATATAAAGATTGGTATAATAAATATGTAGTTGATGCCAAAGAATTGAAAAATGAAATAAAAAATGCTAAAATAAATACAAGTGAAATTATAAAAGAATTGAAAAATTCTAAAATTGAATATAATCCAGTTCAAAAATTGAATAATGTATTGTCAAGTGATGAAATTATACAAAAGATTGGTGGCGGTGATATGACAAAAGGTTCATGTGCATCATTAGGTTTTGCATATATAGCAAATAAAAATGGGTTGGATGTTCTTGATTTTAGGGGTGGTTTAAGTCAAGACTTCTTTTCAAGAACAGGTAATATTTATAAAATATCACAACTTACTGGTGTTAAAACAATTATTGATGAAAATTTCAATGATGTAATGGGAACAATGAATTTATTAAAAATGGTTGAAGAAGGAAAAGAATATTTATTATCAACAGGAAATCATGCTGCAATAATAAGACTATTTAATGATAAATATCAATTTTTAGAATTACAATCACCAAAAGAAAATGGTTTTAAATCATTAACAACAAATCTATTAAAAAATAGATTTAGTTGTAAACAAACACATACAATACAAGGAATTAAATATAAATCAAAAAATATTTTAATAGAAGTTGATTCTTTTAAGGATAATGCTGAATTTGAAGAAATAATGGGGTATATAAATACACCATTAGATAAACAAATAAAGGGGGCAAGTGGAAGTGAAAAATAATTTTTATAAAAATAATGACACTGACCAAATATGGTGGATTGATAATCCTGATAAAATTGGTGAACACTTATTTACCTTTGACCAAGAAAAAATTTATAATTTATTTGAAGATTATCCACATGCATTAACAAAAGAACAAAAAGAAATATTCGACAAAGAAAATCCATATTGGAAAGATTTTTTCAAAGATAGAAAATATTGAAAAAATCAAGGGTACAAGTTATATTACCCACTAATTAAAAATGCTTATATGGGCATTATATAAGGTGAAAAAATTGCCTATTTTGAAGGAATTACAAGATTTTTTGTGATTTCTTTTTTATTGTCAATTTTTACATAAATGACCTGGTTGGATGTCGAGAAAAGACAACAATATCAAAATTTTATGTGGAAGCAACCCACGAGAAAAAGCGAAGAAAGGATTGATATATTATGCAAAGAAAATTTTTAGAAGATTTAGGAATTACAGACAAGGAAACAATTGACAAAATAATTGATGAAAACTCATCAGATATTGGAAAAGCAAAAGGTGAATTGGAAACAGTTCAACAAAATTTGAAAAATGCCAATACAGAAATTGAAACATTGAAAGGTCAAGTTTCAGAAAGAGATGGTCAACTTGAAACTTTAAAGAAATCAACAGGTGATGTTGAAGAATTAAAGAAACAAATTGAAACATTACAAGCTGATAATAAGGCAAAAGATGAAGCACATGCTGCTGAAATGAAAAAAATTAAGGTTGATAATGCAATTGAAACTGCACTTACTGCTGCAAAAGCAAAAAATAATATTGCAGTAAAAGCATTATTAAAAGATTTAGATAAACTTGAATTAAATGAAGATGGTTCAATTAAAGGTGATGCATTAAAAAATCAATTAGATGCACTTGTTAAAGATGAAGGAACAAAATTCTTATTTGATTCTGAAAATAAAAAGCAAAACTTTAAAGGGGCTAAACCAGGTGAAGCTGGAAAAGAAGACCCAGATGATAAGGTTGACTTATCAAAAATGACATATGATGAAAGGGCTGCTTATTTAGAAGAACACCCTGAAATTGATGTCTAAAAATTAAAAATTTTATAAAGGAAAGGTAAAGGTGAACGAAAATGGGAAATTTCGATTCAAAGAGCTTTAATGAAAAAGCATTCAAATATTCTGTGGAACATCCAAGAATAACAAATTTAAAAACAAATGAATTAAAAAAATCAAAAGCATTAAAAGGAAGTAAAGATATTAGAGATGTTTTCTCATCTCAAAATGGTACTGTTTATGCTGAAATAGCAATGAAAGGATTATTAGATGGTCAAGCAGTAAACTATGATGGTCAAACAGACATTACAGCTACAAGCACAAAAACATTCAATCGTGGTGTAGTTGTTATAGGTCGTGCGAAAGCATGGGTTGAAAAAGATTTCTCTGATGATGTATCAGGTGAAAACTTTATGGATAATGTTGCAGACCAAGTTGCTGAATATAAAGATGGTTTAGACCAAGACACAATACTTGCTATATTACAAGGTATATTTGCAATGACAGGTGCTAAAAACCTTGAATTCGTAAATAATCATACACATGAAGTTGAAGGTGCAGTTGATGCAACAACATTAAATACTGCAATGAACAAAGCATGTGGTTCTAATAAAAAGAAATTCACAATGGTATTTATGCATAGTGATGTTTCTACAAACCTTGAAAATTTAAAATTAATCAAACATTTAGTATACACAGATGCTGATGGTATAGAAAGACCATTAGATTTGGGTGCATGGAATGGTAAATTAGTAATAATTGATGATGACATGCCAACAGAAATCGTTGAAGAATCAGCAGAAGGTGCTGGTGATGGATATACAAAATACACATCATACATATTAGGTGATGGTGCTATTGATTATGAAGACATTGGTGCTAAAAAACCATATGAAATGTCAAGAGATGCTGCAAAAAATGGTGGTGAAGATACATTATATATGAGACAAAGAAAAGTATTTGCACCATTTGGAATATCATTCACAAAAGCAAAAATGGCTTCTAATTCACCAACAGATGATGAATTAAAAGATGGTTCAAACTGGGCAATTGTTCATAGTGGTGAATCTGTTGCAGCTAACAGAAGTTATATAAATCACAAAGCTATTCCAATAGCAAAAATCGTTTCTAGGGGATAATAAAAGAAAGTTGGTGATGCTAAATGGCACTTAAAGAAGAAGTGTTGAACCCTTTAATTGAAAGCATCATGAATGTGTTAAATAATGAATCTTATGAAGAATCATTTGTAAAAATGGTTCTTCTTCGATTAGATTCTTTTGGATATACCCCAAGTGAAGATGATTCTTGGATGATAGCTTTTTCTATACAAAAGGTTGAAAATCATATAAAAAATTCTTGTAATATTTCTTCAATTCCTGATGGATTAAAAGAAATTGCAGTGGACAGAATTTGTGGTGAATTGTTATTTTCTAAAAAACAAACTGGAAAACTAAATGCTGAAAATGGTTTTGACATTGAAGTGGCAATAAAACAAGTACAAGCAGGTGATACAAATGTAACATTTGCAGTTGGTGAAGGTTCAGAAACTTTGGAAACAAAGTTGAACAAATTAATTTCATACTTGATGAATTTAGGTGAAGGTGATTTTATATGTTATCGACAGCTACAATGGTAAGAGTAAGAAAAGCAATCGAATCAACTTATGATTGTACATGTAATATTGTTGAACATGGAAAAGTCAAAAAAGAAAATAAATCAACAGGTTTTGCAGATAAAATTGTTTTAGAAAATAAAAAATGTAAACTTTCTTTTGAAAGTATTACAAGCACAAATCAAAATGATGTCAGTGCAAAAGTAACACAAGTTACAAAATTATTCATTGCACCTGAAATTGATATAAAACCAGGTTCAAGAATAGATGTTAAAAATGCACAAGGTGTGACCACCGCATATGAAAGCAGTGGTCAACCAGCAAAGTATGAATCACATCAAGAAATCATGCTTAAACTTTTTGAAGGCTGGGCATAGATGGGTAAGAATGGAAAAATAGAATTTGATGAATTGAAAGAAGTAAGAAAGAATATAGAAAAACTTTCAAAATCACAAGTTGTTGAATTTATGGAATCTTGTGCAAAAGAACTTGCTGCAAGACTTCTTGCAAAAGTAGTTAAAAGGACACCAGTTGGTCAATACCCTAGTGGTTCAGGAAAAGTTGGTGGTACTTTAAGAAGGGGATGGACAGCAGGAAAAGACCAAAATGCAACAGCTTATGCAAAATCTTTAAAAATACATCACTTCGGTGGCACTTATGTTATAGAAATAGTCAATCCAATTGAATATGCTTCATATGTTGAATTTGGACATAGAACAAGAAATCATAAGGGTTGGGTTGAAGGAAAATTCATGTTAACTATATCAGAACAAGAAATTCAATCCATTGCACCTAGAATCCTTGAAAATAAAATTAAAAAGTTATTGGGGGAATGTTTCAGATGATAAATAAAATTACAGATGCAATCAGTGAAGCAATATATGATGAATTTGGTGAT